GTTCGTTGTACCAGACATTACCCATTTCAAACCCGCCCTGCATAACGGAACCAACATCACACAGGCAGCAGTTGATGGTATCCAGGCGGGCAGACTGGTCATGGATGTAGATGTACCCTTCCTTGCAAGCCTGCAACTCGTCCTTCGTCATGAAGAACCGCCTGTACAGCCGCTTGTTGAGTTCATTGAAAATCAGGCAGCGTTTGGTTGCTACCAGGGCAGAGTCCGTGTTTGCGTTCTCCTTATCCCCAATAAAGCGGATGGACTGACTTTTGATATAGACTTCATCCATCAGGTGGACAAAATCTTTCTTGTAGTTGCGATAATCCTTGTAGGACTTCGCAACCTTCGGGTTGAAGTCCTCAAGAACCTGCTCCATGATATTGTGCATTTCACTGACCGGAATTTCCTCAAGCCCTTTGTCCTCAATCATGCGGACAACCGCCGCCACAATATCATCAAACTGCTTATCAGTCAGCGTTACCATTACACGGGAAGCGGACTTCGTGACGGCGTTCACGATTTTCTGACCGTCAAAGGCTTCCAGCGTTCCGTCTTTCTTAATGACTTTCATGCAGAATAATCCTCCCTTCTTTGAGTGTTTGGCTTACGTCAATGACCCGCTGGTTTGTGCTTCCCGCCCAGGGATAAGTCACGTCTTTCAGTTCGGACACGAACCTGCCGTCCACCAGCACGTCCACGGACTTCATCATCCGGGTCAAATCGTGCTGCTGCATGATTTCTTCCCAGGTATAGCCCGTATAGACCCAGATGGTCTTGTCCGGGAAATCCTGCTTGACCTCCCTCATGAGGTTGTCAACCTCTGCCCGGTTATTCGGATGAAGCGGGTCACCGCCAGAGAACGTAATCCCGGCAATGTAATCTTTCCTCAACTCCCGGTAGAGTTCTTCCTTATCCTGCAAGCCAAAGGGGATGCCGTCAGCCGGGTTCCACGTCACGGGGTTCTGGCAGTCCTTACAGTGGTGTTCACACCCTGCTACCCAGAGGACTACCCGCAGGCCGTCACCGTTGTTCATGTCATCATGGGTAATATTGTGATAGTTCATCACACATCACCCGCTTTACGATGCAATGACCGTTCTGCCGTAAAGCCCTCCGGGTAACGGGCTTTCAGCTTGTCAATGTTAAGCTGCATGACTTCATCCATCGTAAAGTCCAGCGCAAAACACGCTTCGGCAATCATCCACAGGCAATCTCCCAATTCCTTCTTGACGTGTTCCTTGTCGAACGGGTGTCCCTGGTAAACCTTCTGCATAATGCCTGCCACTTCGCCCGCTTCGGAAGTCAGACCATATACCGCATGACGCAGCATATCTTCCTTTTGGTCATAGGGAATACTGCACGTGCGAATAGCCAAATCCTGATACTCTTTACCGTTCATGCTTCATAACCTCCTTCATCTGCGCGGAGGCTACCACGCCAGCCACAAAGCCCAGCAGAAGTACCACCGTAAAGAACAGGAGAAGCAGAAGAATTGCAATCAGTAGTTTCATTTCATGTACCTCCATTCTTAATTCATTGGATTTTACGGTATAAGCATTGGAGAGTTTGAAGCTATGCTTCGCCCTCTCCGCAGCTTACGTCATGGGATTATCCCAAGATACTGTCCAGGTCGAACCGCTTCTTGCCGTTCGTCTTACCAGCCTGCGCCGCAGGAGCGGACTTCGCAGCAGGTTCCTTCTTTGCCGGGGCAGGAGCGGGGGCAGCGGGAACTTCGTCAAAGCCGTCAGCCGCTTCCTTATCGCCCAGGCGCACGAACTTGAGCATCTTGCCGGGAGTGCGGTTGCTCTCAACTTCCTCGTGGTCAACCTCACAGCGGATGAAGTGACCAACCAAGTCCTCATGGTCAATCTCCGTCAGAGAGAAGTCATTGAGCGCTACCTTCGCAAAGTAGCTGAAAGCGTTCAGGCCACCTTCGTTCGGCTCTCCATCCTTGTTCAGCAGGGAAAAGCGTTCCATATGCTTCTGCCCCGTGGCAGTCTGCATGGTAATCTCCATCTTACCAAAGTCCTCCTTATAGTTGACCTTGACAATCTGGAACACGTGCGTTCCCTTCGGAATGAGGGAGAAACCTTCCGTCAAACCAATTTTAGCCATTGTATTTTCCTCCTTTAATTGCCTTTCTCTTTTTGGAAATCACGTACCGGGAAATTACTACCAGGTTCGTGACCGCCATTTCTACAAACAGAGTGACGAACACTCCGTAGAAGAACGGGTTAATATACATAGGTGCTTTACTCCTTCTTTTCTTTCTGTGTCAGACGGTACGTAACGGTTTCCTTCGTCTTATACTTATCCAACACACCATCCTGCTTCATTTTGGCTTCATCCACCTTGAGGGACGTACTGCGGGCGGTCACCCACTCATACTGCTTGCCCTGGATGATAACCTGCTTGTCACCGTCCCGGAACTGACCCATACAGGCTTCCTTGATAAGGTCTTTGAGGGTTTTCAGCCGCTTTTCGTCATCGGCAATGCCCTCATTCACCTTGTCGATTTTTGCCTGCAACTGCTCTGCTTCGGCAATCATAGCGTCAAGGTCGCTATCCGGGGACAGGGAATTGGCACGGAGAACCTTGAGAATGTCAGCGTCCTTCTTTTCATCGAACTTCGGGGACACACCGCCCTCCACGTGCTTCTTCCACCATTTTTCCACCTTCTTGATGGTCTTTGCCATCTGCGGGTAGCGTTCCGAAACCTTGAAAGCCCGCTCAAAGGTGTTCTCCGGGGTGACAGTGAACTTCTCCGGGTGGTCATAGTCCTTATCACCCAGAATGGTACAGACCATAATCACATCATCCACACCCAGCAGATAGGCATAAAGCGCAGCCTGCAAAGCGTAGTATTCAGGCACATCCTCAAGCCAGTCCTCCGCACGTTTGGTGGTTTTCATCTCCATCACGGTAGTAGGCTTGCCGTTCTTGTCCACGAACAGGTAGTCCCACATTCCACCGAAAATCGGTTCGTCCTTGAAGAAATCACCCCAGGTTTTCTTGAAGTAATCCTCACCGTACACATCGGTAGGCGTGACCAGCTTCTTCCAGAAGTATTTCTCCCTCATGTACTCTGCCTGCTTCGGCTCAATGGCTTTACCAGCCAGGGTATAGATGGTATCCTCAAAGGGTTCCTCATACGTGCGGGTGATAGCACACCAGGCATTGAACGGGGTAGTCCAGGCGTTCAAGCCCATAATCGCCGCAAAGCGTGTACCCGTACATTTCTTAGGACGGGCAGGCGGGGTAATGGTAATGGTTCCATCTTCATTCCACTTCATGGCCTTTACCATCCTTACACGTACTGCCGCCAGTGGCGGGCAAAGGCGCTCTTGCCGTCAGCACCCTTCTTGTTCAGGTGGGTAAACCCGGCACTGAGCATATTGTGTCGTGCAACACTGCGTTTCAGCTTTCTCATGTCAATCATTCCTTTCTACGGGAGGGTTCAACTTCCCGTCCAGTTCCACAGCCTTGTTCAGATACCAGATAGCTTTCTGAATATCCTCAATGCCGTTCTTCCTCTTGTGGCGATAGATATACTTGAGGGCATTGCACACGCAGAAGTTTTTAGTGGCTTCCTCTCCCTGGGTTTCCACCATCACGTCAATGCACTCAAAGTTCCCGGTTTCATAGTGGGAAGGGTGGTTCACGTTGTCTGCCATATCAAATCCCTCCTGCCCCTCTAATCAAGCACAGAATACCTTTTTCCAGGGAAGCAAGGCTATCAGACTTTTCACGCAAGCTGATTTCCAGCTTTTCATTGATAGCCTGCAATTCCCGGATATGGGCGCTCAATGCTCTGTTTTTATCACGCAGACATTGAATTTCCTGGTCTTTTTCGCCCATCGTTGCTTCTCCTTATTCCCCGTACTGGGCAATGATTTCCTCAAGGTTCTGGCACAGGGCAGCGCAGGCAGAAGCAGTGATTTTGGTGAACCCATCGGTTTTCATGGCAATCTGCTGGACAAAATCTTCCTGGGTTTCGTCCTTCTCCATGAGTTCCTTGCACAGGCTCTTGAGTTCGGCAACCTGCTTTTCATCCGCAGCGCCGTCAGCCCCGGTCAACTCCTTCTTCGCTTCCTCACGCTCTGCCACGGTAGCAGGGGCTTTCTTTTCCTTCTTTGCAGGAGTGGCAGCAGCGGCTTCCTCCGCAAACTCACCGTTCTCCGTATCATCCGTGGTTTCCGTCCCCAGGTTCGGGTCAACGTCATCAGGTTCCGTAATGTCCAGCGCCATCATCCACAGGTAGCGCCGCAGGTAGGTGATAGAAGCGCCAAGCGCCTGAATGGGGTTCGTGACCTCATTGCCCGCCTTACTGATAATCTGACCAGCTTCCCGGTACGGGGCTACGAACTGAATACCGTCCTCCTGGGGATTGTCGGTATTCATAATGGTCATGGTCGCTTTCTCACCGTCAAACACGGTGTTGGATACCAGACCCACACGGGCGAAAATCCGCAGCGCCGGGGGTACAATGTCCTCCAACTCAAAATACTTGAACTCCAACTTCATGTTCTTGCCGGACTTCTTGACCTTCTGGTTCAGGAAGTACAGGCGGGCTTTCGCCAGCTTCTGACGAACATTCATTCCTTCGTAGATATTAGCCATTGCTTTTTCCTCCTTTACTCCACGGTGTACCAGTCATCGGACAGCATATCGGTCTGGGAAGCAAGCCAGCCCACACAGAAACGGTCATCGGCGGTTTTCATCACGATAGCGGGCAGCGTCAGGTCACCTTCCAGATTGCTCACGCAGGCCAGGTCGGCTTCCGTATGGAACTCAATGTCCGTTGCCAGGAACAGGAACATATTCTTGCCGTTCCACCCCTTACGGGCTACCTTTTTACCTCCTTTGAGGAAGTTCATAGCGTCCCCAAAGGAATAGGTGTCGGCGGGAACCTTCTGCTGGTCATCGTCCACAACCTCCCAGTTGTCTTTCATAATCCACAGCAGGTCACGGGGGAACAGGGCAGCGGTAGGAACGTCCTGGTTGGACTCCGCATCCTCAAAGTGGTTCATGATTTCCTCCCGCTCCTGGTCATAATACCAGTAAGCGTTTTTCCAGTTGGATAGCTTGACCTTCTTGCCAGCCATCAAAGCGTCCTGAACATCACAGAATTTCATAGTTTTTATCCTCCTTAATCGAATAGAGCCAGGGATTTCTTCTTGAGAGAGTTAATCCGTCTGGTATTTTTCCGGGGTGGTTTTACCCCAAGAAAGTCATTGATGTACTTCTGCGCCAGCTTCACATACCACCTACGGTCTACCACTTCGATAGACAGTTGATTGTTGTTATCAATGACGCAGTGTGTGGGTAGGCCAGCTACCTTTGCGCTTCTGCCCGTGCCAGCATGGGTCTTGTAGACCGTCCCGCAGGTTTTATCCGCAGTGGCGTAAACCCGGTTCACCTTCTGGACGGTAACTTCCTCACCGTTTACCAAGTGATAGCAGCCAGAGTATTTACCGCCAGCCTTTGCCACCAGTTGGAAGTCCAGAATGTTTGTGCTTGCCGCAATGGTTTCCTCCGGGGGTGTACCGTTCACAAAGAACTCTTTGATAGCCCTTGCCACCACCACGGCGTTGTTGTTGATGTTGAAAGCACCCTGGGGAGGGATACCCCTGACAAGCTGACCGCCTTTCACCTTCGGCTCACCGCCACCAGCGGGAACTTCCACGTAGTTGTTTACGTCCTTCTGAACAATCTTCTGGATGAAATCTTCTTCCAGTTCAAACCCGGTTCTGTCCTGCCATTCCTGGGTGATTTCCTGCCACTTCGGTTCGTCCGTATTGTCAAGGCTCACCATAATACCATCCGTGTTAAGCTGGATGATTTTAAGGGTAGGACATTCCCTGATAAGGTGCATGGACAGTTCCAGAAGGAGCAGTTGCCCGGTAATGCACACTGACCGTCCCATAAGGGGGTCATAGAGGTCATTGAACGCTTCGCCGTTCTTGCCATTGAGCATAGCGCCGTAGGTGGTATTCAAAACCAGTTTCAGGGCTTTGTCCGTAGCCTTGTCCCCGGCTCTTTTGGCCTTAACCCTGTCCTCAAGAGTGTCTACAAACACCTGCGGGGACGGGATGTTCCTACTGCAAAAACCATACTGTCTGCCCTCTGACAAAGGCAGCGTCATCAGGTGCGGGTAGTAGCTTGCCACGTCCTTGTTGCGGATGGAGCGGGTTTCCGTAGCTTCCTCAACGTAGGTGGGGATAGCCCCGTGAATACCTCCGTAGGCAATGGTACACGGACATTCACCCACCATCAGTTCCAACTTACTGCTGAACAGTTCGTCAGAAGGTATGCTCATGTCGTGCATACGGTCAAAGAAGTCAAAGACCTCTTGAGGAATGTACTCACGCAGCAGCTTATCCGGGTACTGATACTCCCGTTCATCCGTCCAGGGTTTTTCGGGCTTGACCGCTTTCAGATATACAGAGGTCAGCTTCGCATTGGTCATGTACATGGCCTGCCGTTCGTCCAGCCCTCTTGCCCGTCCCAGCGTTGCCTTGTTCTTGAGGTACGCTTCCCGCAGATGGAACAGCTTTTCGGTTGCGTCCACATCGTACTTACAATACTTGATGGTGCGGGCAAGTTCTTCTGGGGTCAGCGGGCGGTCAATGTTGAAGTCAACTTCCGTTTCCTCAATCGGGATACCAAGGTGGGCTTCAATCGCTTTCAGAGATAGTCCCATCTGGCAGTCATCCATGAGGTCAAAGCTACTGAAAAACACCCTGTATTCCCGCAGGAAGGGAATATCCCAGCCGTTGATTTCCTCTACAATGATTGCATCGTTGACCTTCTTGACGGTTTCTGGGTCAGCACCAACCATAACAGCCTTGAGAATGTGGTTATCGTAGTGCTTGTTGTTAAACCCACCCAGGAAGGGGTCTTGCTCCATAAAGGCCAGC